AATTAAAATAAAAGCTGATATTGCTACTGACTATCATACAGTAATTAAAGAGTTTTGGATTCCCATTGATTGTGTTGTAGATTTGAGACACACCTAATCCTAATAGCACTAGTTCTAAAGCTGTTGCTGCTAGAAAATTCGGAACTATTCTTATCACTGAAGAAGATTTTTTGGATAAAACAAAATGATTTATGATTTATCAAAATGGGACAGATCAATCCAAATTGGAGATTATGTCTTCAATGGTCATAGGCATGATAACTTTATTTATAAAGTTATTAACATTGAACCAAGATTTTATACTGCTGATGATTTAAGATATAGTGTACATGCAGGTCATTTTATTGGAGAAGAATATTCTCCAAAGGTAATAATACAAAGAGCTATTGATTTATCTATTGATTATAAGGTTTCTAAAAAATTCTTAATGAAGAAAATTATTAGCTGTAATATGTTAGTTAAATATGATGAGAAGATATTAATTAATCATGTTAAAAGATTATCAGAGTTAATTGATAAAATAAATATGGATAAACCGTGAAATAGGTAATTATCCAATATATTGTTAGAGGTTCACATGCGTTATTCAATTACAGAAAACGAAAGAACATCTGACAAAAACAACCAAGATGAAATTAAGTTTATTGAAGATGAAGATGAAGAAGTTACAGCAAGAATACCAATTGAGAAGTTTTGTCAGATTAACAATGCTTCATTAATATTTGATGATCCAGCTGCGATTGTCAGAATTGTATTATTGCGTGCTAAACCTGAATATTCAAATTATTTTGGTTCACATATTTATTCGATATTTGTTAGAACAGAAAATAATGAAACTTGGTTTGGAGTATCTGTAAAGAATCCTCATGTTGGTCTTATGCGTTGGGAAAAGGCACATTGGGATAGAATATATTCTTTTTCATTATCAATGACTATGCAAGAGGATACTTAATTTATCCTCAATCCAGGTTGTTATATCTGGACAGAGGGTAAGCTATGATTAATAAGATTAAGTTTTCATCAAAAGATTTAGATGAATGCAAACAATTTTCAGAATTATTAGATACATCTTTTTATGAAAATCGAAATCAGTTCGATGATAATAAAAGAAAAGTTGATACGATTATAGGTAAAGCTGGTGAGTTAGCGGTTTATTATTCTTTAAAGGAAACATATCCTGACATTACTTATCCGGACTTTATGATTTATTCTGCTAAACATAAATCATGGGATTATGATTTAAAAACATCTAGTATGAACATTCATGTAAAAAGTCAAAACTATTTACAAGGAGCTAACTTCGGAGTGTCTTGGATTTTTCAAAATGAAGATAAACATATCTTCAAGAATTATAAAGACAATGATTTTGTTGCATTTGTAACTGTAAATCTTTTGGAGAAGCATGGGACAATTAAAAAGATATTACCAGTAAAGTTATTACATGAACAAGGTTTATTTAAAAAGCCAGTGTTAGCAAAGTTAACTAGCAAGTCTGCAATTTATTATGATGACATTAAAGATATTGAAGGATATTTAATATGAGTGTTAATTATATAATTTGTCCTGAATGTGATAAAGAATATGATGTCAATTGGGGCGATGAAGGTAAAGAATTTGATTGTACTTGCGGAATCAAACTAGAAATAAAATATGATGAATCATATGATGAAGAAAATAATGATGAGTATGGTTGGTGGTGGGCTGAAAAGATAAATGACAACAACTCCATTTAGATATCCGGGCTCAAAAAATAAATTACTTCCTATATTAAACCAACATATTGATCAAATGTTAGTAGGAGAAAAAAGCTTTACTGATACATTTGTCGGTGGTGGCTCTGTATTACTTGAAGTCGCTAATAAATATCCAAAAATCCAATTGTATGCTAATGATAAAGATTATTGGGTTTATTGCTTTTGGAAAGTTGTTTCTGATATTTATCTAATACCTTTTTTAGATTTATTAAAACTAATTGAACAGAAACCGACCCTAGAGCAATTTTATACATTACGAGCGGAGCAAACGACAGATGAGGTAAGGTGTGCGTATAAAGCAATTTATTTCAATCGTACAACCTTCTCTGGCATCTTTTACAGTGGTCCTATAGGTGGAAAAGAACAGAAGAGTGCATATCCAATTGATTGTAGATATAATATCGACACATTGAAAACAAAATTAAATAAATGTAGAGAACTTCTTAAGGGAAGAACAATTGTATCTAACAAAGATGTATCTGCATTTGATCAGATGTTTACAAATGAACCGATGTATCTTGATCCTCCATATGTAATCAAAGGTGATTCATTATATGTAGAGAAGATGACGAAAGAGGATCATTTTAATTTAGCAGTGCTATTGTATCCAAGAAAGAACTGGATCTTATCATATGATGATTGTGACGAGGTTAGAGAATTATATGCAAGTCATGAAGTCATAGATATTGCCACTAAATATTGTATTAATGATAAGAATAAATGGGAACATAAAAACGAATTGATTATATTACCATGAGTGAAATAAATTTAGATGATGAAGAGCTTTTGCCTCCATATGATGCAGATGATAATTATATTGATAGTATGTATGAATATTTTTTAGAATTTATGATTCTGTATCAAGAAGATGGTGTTACAATTAGAGAGCATTATGAATATGCTACTTTGGTAATTGAAACAGATTGTTTTGAAGTGTGGATCTATCCTTTTAATTATAATGGAAATGATCCTCATGGATTAACAATTAAAGGATTTACTTATAATGGTGTTAGAAAAGTTTATAATCCCAAGCAATATATAGAATTGCAAACTAAAATGACACTTAAAAGTTTTGTTAATGTTAAAAGATTAATAACTGGTGAAATAGAAGTTATGTTTGCATCAAAGGAATCAATAAATAAAAAAGTTGAACGAATGTTAAACCTAAAAGCTTTCTTATGATTTTTCTAAATAATATTTCAGAATCTGATTATGCTCCAGGGAAACGTTATCTTGTTAAGTATAAGGGATTTTTTCAGTGGGGATTAATGATGGCACCATTAAAGCAATATTACAAAGAGCCTGTAAGTTTCTATATTGCTATGCAACCTATATTGTTTCCAGAACAATATTATGGTCCATCTATAGTTTCTTCTAAAGATATTTATGATGTAGTTAAAGTTTGTGATTGCTGTGGGAAATTAATATGAGTATAAGAGAAATGGTTGATGCGCAAATAAAAGAACAAATTCGTCATGAAATGTCGCTATTAACTCAAGATGAATTAGATTCTTTGTATGATCCTAAAAGTAGATATGATGAATTATATGAACAATATGGTATGGAATTAGCAGATGATTGTTTTTATGATATGGTAGAAAGAGATTATACTCCAGAAGCATTACAAGAAGCTTTAAGTGATCCAAACAAATGGTAATATATTTATTAGCTATTTATTCTGTAGCTTTTCTAATTAAAGAATCAGATGGTCCTTGGGGCATTATGGCTTGGATTAGAAATAAGTTAATGTCCAATAAATATATTGGAGTATTCTTCTATAAATTATTATCTTGTTGGCACTGCACAGGCACGCACGCAGGCTGGATAATTTATTTGATTGCCACACCTTTTAATAAATTAGACGCACGCTCGTTCGTACTGTGGGCGCTAGCAGGTGGCGCTCTTTGTTATATTATAAATTTAATTTTAGAAAAACTGCAAGCCCAAGATTAATTTTTATAATTAAGGTCGAGCTTGCGCTTGAGGATTGAGGACTTACATTCTGCGAGAGGCGGAATTAATTGCCTATTCCAGAAACTTTGCCAGCTTGATCTTGAATCTTTTGGTCAACATTCTTTCCGAAGATTTTGAATCCAGCAAGAGCAATAAGAGCAATGACTCCGACTAGAATTATATATTCAACAAGATTAGCACCGCGTGAATTTTTTAATAACTTTTTCATATAAATACCTCTTCTTATTTGGTATGCGTATTAATTAGTTAGTTTGTCGAGAAAAAGTTTCGCAATTATTATTTACTATTTAAATACACAAAGGATAAAACATGGGAAAATCTGCTTTAAAAGAAAGTCAAGTATCAGTTGTCGTCAAGGATGTTTTAAAGAGATATACTCTTAATTTTACAGACATTATCAACAATAACAACAAGTACTATAACCTTGAAGTTCAATTAGGACAAGATAATCAATATTATCTTTATACACAATACGGTCGAGTAGGTGGCACAGCAGCAAAAGAATATCGTATTTGCTCCAGCCAACCTGATGCAGAAACTGAAGCAGAGAAAATTGTTAAGTCTAAAATTAAAAAAGGTTATGTAGAAGTTAAATTAGTTCAAGCAGCAGTTGGTTCTGATGTTTCTAAATCTAAAATTGAAACAACACAAATTTCAATTGAAGATTTGAAAAAGATCGGCGTTAAAGTTTCAGAAGAGGCTGAACCTAGCAAGTTGCATCCCGAAGTATCAGGATTGATTCGTACTTGGTTCGGTGTCACTGCTGAATTCGTAGAGATGAATCTTGACACTAAAAAGTGCCCTCTTGGTCAATTGTCTGCTGATTCAATTATCAAAGGTCGTGACATTCTTGAGGAAGCTCGTAAAATTATTCATGCTTCATCATTAGATGTAGCCGAATTAAATAGATTAACCAATCTATATTATTCAAATATTCCTCATAATTTTGGATACAATCGTATCAATGCCGATGTTCTTCGATTTGATGCTGACGATAAAATTGATAAAGCTTTTGATATTCTTGATGTTTTTTCTAACGCAAAGGATGTGGAGAAGGTTATTTCCAAGAAGAGTAATGTTGATTCTCAATATTCAACACTACATGCCGATCTAGAATATGTAGAAACTAATAGTGCTATCTGGAAATGGCTTGATGCTATGTTGAACAAGACTCGTGCAAGTAATCATAGTTTCTTGGGCAATCTAAAGACTCATAAGATTTTTAAGGTCGCTCGTAAGAATGAAGAGAAATTGTTTTTGGAAACTGCTGAACAGATTGCACAACAATGTGGTAAGTCTAATCCATCTTCAGTCTACGCACAACTAATTAAAGAACGTCCTGATGTTCCAAAAGAATTGCGTGATCTATATGAGAAAGCAAATATTCTTCCTGGTTGGCATGGTACTCGTCGAGCTAATATGATCGGTATTACTACTAAAGGTATGTTAATTCGTCCTTCTGGTGTAGTACATGCAGGATCTATGTATGGAGACGGAATCTATTGGGCAACAAATAGTACGAAGTCGATCAATTATTGTGACGTTAAGGGATCTTATTGGGCGCAAGGAAGTAATAAGACGGCTTATTTGTTCTTGGCTGATGTAGTTTTTGGTAAGCAAAAGATTGCTAATGGTGCTAGTTTTTATACTAAAGACAGTATTAAACCTAATCATTCTGTTTTTGCTCAAGCTGGAAGTGCTGTATATAATGATGAATTGATTACTTATACAGCTTCTGGTAAAGGGCAACAACATATGTTGAAATATATTATTGAGTTTGAAACACAGGTGAAGTAAAAATGAGTATTGAATATACGGCTAACATTTGCTATGGTCTCAAAACTACAGATGATAAGCTCATCAATAAGATTGATGAGAATGAATTAGAATTAGATAGAGACCTAGCAACTGCGTATGGAGGAAGTGAATTTACGAATGATGGTATTACTGCTTTCATTTGTATTAAGAAAACTTTAGTTCGAGCTAACCTTTACAGTGATTATAAACATCCAATCAAATCAGAGAATTTAATTTCTAATTCTGGATGGCACTCTAGACTTGTAGAGTGGGCTAAAGAAAATGATTGTTCTGATTATAAAATTGGTTGGTGGTTGTTTGTAACGGAATCATAAATGAATATTTTTATTTTAGATACGGATATTGAGCTTTGTGCAAAATATCATTGCGATAAACATATCAATAATTTTATATAATAAATATGAAAACAAAAATTTGTAGTAAATGTAAAAATCCTCAAGATATTGACACATCTTTTCATAAAGATGCCAGAAGTATAGATGGATATACTTTTCAATGTAAATTATGTAGAATTAATTCATCTAAAATATATTATAAAACTGAACGTGGAAAAGAACAACACCGCTTACAAGAAGCTATTAGAAGATCAGATGATCCTCGATTAAATCTTTTAGCATTGGCAAAACAAAGAGCTAAAAGAAAAAATATAGAATTTTCAATTACATTAGAAGATATAATTATTCCTGATGTATGTCCTGTTTTAGGTATAACTATTCAATCAAATAATAAATTAATAGATAGTTCTCCAACTTTAGATAGAATTAATAATAATCTTGGTTATGTTATTGGTAACATAATGGTTATTTCATGGAGAGCTAATAGACTAAAATCAGATGCTTCAGTTATAGAATTAGAAAAAATATTAACTTATATGTATGAAAAACTTCCTGAATTTAGAACAAAAAGTGGAACTAGAAAACAACAAAGACCTTCTAAATTTTATACTTATAATGGAAAGTCACAGGGATTAATTGATTGGGCAGAAGAATATAATATACCTTATAGTACATTAAATAATAGAATAAATAGAGATAATTGGACTTTTGAAAAAGCAATTTTAACTCCAGTTAGACAACATAGAAAGGTAGAAAGTCATTAATATTTTTATTTTAGATACGGATATTGAGCTTTGTGCAAGGTATCACTGCAATAAACACGTAGTAAAAATGATTCTTGAAACCACACAGCTATTGAATAATGCTCGCATTAAACATAATCCAAATGCGTCTCATATTTATAGGGAGACTCATAAAAATCATCCTTGTACACTTTGGTGTTCTAAAAATGATTCTAATTTTAAATGGCTAAATAATTTAGGATTAGAGCTATGTTCAGAATATACTAAAAGGTATAATAAGATTCATAAATGCCAATCTATTCTTTCTTATTTTCAAGAAATGGATTTTCATATTCCAACAGGAAGTCTTACTCCATTTGTTCAATGTATGCCTGAACAATATAAAACAGATAATACTGTTACTGCTTATCGAAATTATTATTTAGGTGATAAAAAATCTTTTGCGAAATGGACAAATCGAGAAATCCCTGATTGGTGGAAATAATGTTAGAGATTATAACTGGAAGTATATTTAATTCAAAAGAAAAATATATTGTTCATCAAACTAATTGTCTAACAACTCGTTCTGCTGGTATTGCTAAAGAGATTTTTGATAGGTATCCTTATGCTAATTTTTATGCTACTCGAACTGAAGCTGATACACCTGGAACAATTATCATTAGAGGCAATGGAATAAATGAAAGATATGTAATTGGTCTAATGGCACAATACTATCCAGGTAAACCAAAGTATCCCGATTCAACACTAGATGGTATTGCAGTTAGGAAAAAGTATTTTCACAAAGCATTGATGGCAATAGCACGTATTCCTGATTTAGAAAGTGTTGCATTTAATTGGCGTATTGGTTGTAAATTAGCTGGTGGAGATTGGGAATATAATTTAGGGACAATAACTAATTTTGCAAAATATGTTGATGAAAAGTTTGGAACAAAAGTAGTTATTTATAGACCTGATGGAGAAGAATAATGGTAATTAAATTTTATACAACAAATGAGCCTCATGGATACATGAGCAATTATTGGAAGTCAAAATTCTTTCTTGATAATAATTGGTGGGCGACTACTGAACATTATTACCAAGCAATGAAAACTCTTGATCTTAATGAACAAGAACAAGTTCGTAATGCTGCAAAAGCAAATGATGCTCGACTATTGGGTCAGAAGGTAACGTTGCGTGCTGATTTTGATCAAGTTAAAGATCAACTTATGAAGACTTGTCTTGTAGCTAAATTCAATCAACATCCTGATCTTAAGAAGCAATTGCTTGATACAGGCGATGCTGAATTGATTGAAGACTCTCCAGTAGATTATTATTGGGGTTGTGGTAAAGATGGTACTGGTAAGAATATGTTAGGCAAACTTCTTATGGAATTAAGAAAGGAGTTTCTTAATGGTTAAGGAAAATAAGAAATCTCCAAGAGATATTCAGCAGTATGAAGTATGTTTAGATAAAGAAGGAAATATGACGCAACATTATTGGGATAAACCAGATCCTAAAACGGGGCGTAGTGTTTGGGGCAATTATGATCTTATATATACTCCAAATTATATATTTAAAGATACTTTAGTATTTGAAAAATGTTTTGCTACTAAAGGATCTGCTCATTTTATTTTCAGATCTACAAATAGTAATCATGTATTTTCCTTTTTCTTATCTGATTTTGAATTAATGCTTAAAGCTAATAAACTTCAAGAAGGAAATATATTGCAAGGCGAATTTACTTTTTGTAAACGAGGATCATCTCAAGGTCTACGAATGATCCTGGAATAAAAAAATATAACAGTTAATTTTTAAAAAACGACCTGCCCTTGCGCTTAATTTTTTAAGATGTACTATGTCTACATGACGGTGACAAAATAATTTAAATAGGAGATAGTTGTATAATGAGTCAGAATAATGTTAGTTTGCCAGTTCTTGTTGAGTCAGTTATTGCAGATTTTGTTAGTGATAATGTATTGTTTACAGCGCTTGATGTTAGCAATAAAGTTAAAGAAACGATGCCTTTTGCACGCCATCGCGAAGTGAGAAATGAAGTTCGAACTGCTTGGACTGTTACTATTGAGCCTAATGGATATGGACGAACACCTATTAGTGTTAATCTAGCTGACGGATCTGTAGTTGAAGCCTTGCTATATCACCCATTGTCTGACTCATGGGACTTGGACACCAAGTATGATACACAACAACGAGCAAAGACTGCTGCACGCCCAGCAACTGTAGCAACTGTAACTACTGCTGCACCTGTTGCTGTTACTGTAGGCGCAACTAGCATTAGCGTATCTAATACTGGAGCAATTATCAATACTCCATTGTCTACTGTAGTTACAGCAGCTAAAATTGTAACACCTGCTCCTGCTACCACTACAGTTGCCGTAGCAACTCCACCAGTTGTTGCTACTACAAATGCAGCGGACCTTTGGAATAATTTATTTCAGACTCAACCTTCTTTGTTTCCACGTAGGTAATTATGAGTGAAGTTTTTATATTAATTGTTGCTAATAAAACAGATATTGAATGTTGTGAAGCATTTGATAATCAAAAGTTAGCAGCCGATACTGCATTATCAATTGCTAAAATTAAATGTAAAGACCATCTAGATTGGATTAATGAAAAGCCTGTAAAGGAATCTATAGTAGATGGTTTTAAGTGGAATTTCCTAAATACTTCTCATAGAACTATTATGGTTTTTTCTAGAACTATTACACCTACAATGGTTGTAGATAAACCCGTTGCAAGTACACCATTTGCTTTTGTAGATGGATATCATTCGCCAAGTCCTATTAGATTGCTATTTGATAATGTACTTGGTGATACATTCCTTAAACATTTTGCGCAACAATCTCCAGTAGTAGATATTGTTAAAGATGATCCTGCCGATAGGAATTTACCAGCAGGTTGGGATTATAATAATAAACCTATTCTAATGTCAGATTTAATTGATAATCCATCTAATGTAAAACCATATAGTGAGTTATCTGAAAATCAATTGAAAGCATTAGTAATTGCTAGAATTAAAAAGCGCCCACACTATTCGCTTCTTATGCCAGGCTATGGCACCTTTATTCAAAGTAGTGCATTAATAGAATTGGAACATAAATCAATTATAAGTGATTTTATCATTGATGAAGAAATTGATTGGCTTATTGATTTTATAGACGAATAGTTTACATACGATAAAAGATATTATTTTTAATTAGATTTAAACGTAGCTAACTTATTATATAAAAAGTTATCATTAAAATGAACTTAATATATTCTGAGTCAGCTACGTTTAATTTTCTGATGATTGAATCCGAACTATCTTAACTTTTTTAGCTAGTAGAGAGATTATTATGATAACTTTTTTTGAAGCAAATCAAGCCCGTTTAGTTACTAAAATGAACTTTTTCTATCACTCTTGGTATAAGGGTTGTTCAGTTGTTACTGGCAATTCAGGGTATACTGTGTTAGTTGGAGTATCATCAATGGATGAATCAATCCGTAGTATTATTCCAAATAATATTAAAGGTGTACAAATTAATTTGAAAGTTGAATAATGGTTTTTAAAATAAGTCAAATTTCTAGCAAGACAAGAAGGAATTTTAGATTGAGAGCTTGCCATATTTCCGATACACATGGTGGATTGCCAAAGCTATCTGGACGATATGATATTGTTGTTCATTCGGGAGATATCTTGCCTAATTCTTATGCGGTTATGAATAGAAACATAACTCAAGAGATGGCGTTTCAATTAGATTGGTTAACTCAAAACTTAATTAATTTTAAGAAATGGTTACAAGGAACTCCTTTTTTGTTTATTCCTGGTAATCATGACTTTTTACATCCAGATATTATCGAGAAAACTTTAAACTCTGAAGGTATTAAAGCTATTAATTTATCTAATAAGCGAGTGATGTATGAAGATATTTCTTTTTATGGATTCCCATATGTACCAGCGATTGGTGGTAATATGTGGAATTATGAAAGAGAAATTCCAGAAATGGATGTAGAGGTTGGTAAGATGTTGGATGTAATCAATAAAGATTATACTGATGTAATTGTAGCTCATGCACCATTATATCAAATATTAGATCTTACTAAAGGAAATGATACTACTGGTAGTACAGTAATTGCTAATGCTTTTGATTATGAAATGAATAAGAATATGCTTCCATTGTATTATATGCATGGACATATTCATGAAGCAAATGGTCTTACTGTTAGAAATAATATGTTAATTTCTAACGCTGCAACAACTTTTCATACTATTGAAATTAAATGATTCATAAAACAAAACTCCTTACTTATAAAGGAGAATCAATAGAAATTGATGAAAATATTGCTCCATTGCTTTTAAAAATGTGGAAACTTGGCATTATTACTACTGGTTGTTGTCAAAGTCATTGTCGCCCATTTTGTAATCATAAATGGAAAAAGATTGAATATGATGATGGCAGTTATTATAATAAAAAGATTTTAACAAAAGAATGCCATAAATATATATGGATTATTTTTGACCATGCTATAGAGATTGAAAAATTTTACAATTATGTTGGAGAATATGATGAAAAATATGATTCAATGTATAGTAAGATGCATGGTCAATGTTACAAAGGTCGTAACAAAAATGCTAATTGGATATTAGATATACTTCCAATTAATCATGGAGAGAAAAAAGTTATTATACGGGAGCCTGCATTTAAAGCTGATTGTATGGCAGAGGGATCTTTTGTTGAACGATATGAAACTGTTGGGTGTGACGATAATGAATTTAATATGATGATTCAATTATCATTTCCCAAAAGGCATTTAGCTTATGTAGAAAAAAGACTTGATCTAGCATTAAGTAGAAAGAATAAAAAATGAACATTAAACCAAAAGATATTAGGGTAAATCTTCCAATAGTTCTTGGCTTTGATGATCCTGAAGAAATTCCTAAATTCGCCGCAACTATTAATACAATCATTCATGGAAAAGTAAAAGTTAAATGTGAAGATCTTGGTATATTAGGAGCCCAATATATGGGATTGTTCTATATTCAACGAAATGATGAATACCAAGAATTACGAGATGACTTTATTGGAATGATTGATAGAGAGATTATGGAAACTGAATCTACGAAAGAACATTGAAAGATGATTGTTTATACAGTTGGACATACAGCATCTTATGACCAAGGATTACGTGAAGATCCTAATCTTAAAAAGCTTGGTAAGACAGATGATTATGAAGGTGGTTGGATCTGGAAGACTCCAGAAGAAGCCAAAAAGTTTTTAACATCTGATTATTGGTCTACGATTGATTGGGGCGATGACAAACCTAGAGATGCTGTTAAGTTTAGCGTGTATTGTATTCAACTTCCTACTAGTTGGGAAGAAGATGTTTACCCTGCTAGTTATGATAATACATATTTATTATTGCATGATGCCATAATACTTGGAAAGTTTTCAGAATGATTATAGCATTTACAGGGCATAGACCTGATAAATTAGGTGGATATAATTTACCAAATTCAACTTACATGTATGTTTGTCAACAACTTGATAAAACTTTAAGAGAGTTGAAGCCAGATAAAGTTATTTCTGGAATGGCACTAGGTGTAGACCAATGGGCGGCATTTGTTGCAATTAAATTGGGAATACCCTTCATTGCAGCAATTCCGTTTGAAGGTCAAGAGAAAAAGTGGCCATTGGCATCACAAACTGCTTACAATACTTTAATACAAAAAGCATGTGATATTGTAGTAGTTTGCGAGCCAGGATACGCTGCATATAAAATGCAATTAAGAAACAAGTGGATGGTTGATCAGTGTGATATATTGTTAGGCGTATATGATGGTACGACGGGTGGGACGTATAATTGTATTGAATATGCTAAATTAATTAATAAACAAATAATCATCATCGACCCCCGAAAAAAATAAAATTACGACGGCTTGACAGAACACGATGACGACTTAAATTAAGTGTGTCGCAGAGAGAAAAAAGTTTCCTTGATATATTAATAGTAAGACATTGATCTTACTACATGCCATTGTGGCGGAATAGGCAGACGCAGAAGTCTCAAAAACTTCCGGGGTTATCCTCATGTGGGTTCGATTCCCACCATTGGCACCAAAATTGAAAATTGAATATGCTGTTGTGGCGAAATAGGCAGACGCCCCAGACTTAGAATCTGGTGTTCCGAAAGGAACGTGGAGGTTCAATTCCTCTCAGCAGCACCATAAGCCAAAGTGGCGTAACTGGCAGCCGCGCTAGTCTAAGAAGCTAGTATCTGTAATGGATGTAGGGGTTCGACTCCCCTCTTTGGCACTCTGATTGAAATATGGTTTTCGTAGTGTAATGGTTCGCACGACTGTTTGTGAAGCAGTAAGAACGGGTTCAATTCCCGCCGATCACCCCAATGGTCCTATCGTCTAAAGGTTAAGGACATTAGCCTCTCAAGTTAGTAATACGGGTTCGAATCCCGTTAGGATCACCAAGTAAGTTTTACGCCCCATGTATCGGCTGTACAGCAGAGTCTTCTAAACTCAGTATAGAGGTTCGACTCCTCTATGGGGTGCCAATGTGTTTGTAGTCTAACGGACAAGGCACTGGTCTACGAAACCAGCGACGAAAGTCATAGTAGGTTCGACTCCTACCAGACACGCCAACTAACAAGGAGTAAGTTTAAATGTTAGCTCGTGATTTAAGGGCGATTGCTGAAACTGTTTCTAAATCTAATGCAGAAGAAAAAGCAAAAACTGCTGCTGATTATCTTAGGAACCAAGCTGTAGCTAGCGCTCAATTAGGTAATTTTGGAACTAAACTTGTAAAAAGTAATCTTCCTTTTGATACCGAAACATTAAAAAAAGCAATTACAATTTTAAGTCGTGAAGGATTTACTTGTTCTATTCATAAAGAAATAGTACAATGGTATTCTAATACTGATTGTGATGAAGAAGAATATTTTATTATGAATTGGTAATTCATCTCTCTATTATGGGTATTAAATAATTTATTATCTTGGTTCGATTCCAAGTAGAGAACCAAAATTCCATTACGGAATTTTCATTGTATTATTATTGTAAGGACTATTTATGGCTAGACCAGCTTTTATTACCAACGAAGATGTTGTTCGTTGGTCAAAGGAAATTGAGAATGATACCAATTTGCCAAAAGATTTAATTAAATTACCAATTATTAGAGAAATATGTTTTGCAGGACTTTGGCTTAATGAAGAGTTAACAAAACTTTCTTGTCCAAATTCATTAGTAGAAAGAATTCAATCAGCCGCAGCTAGTGCGTCTTTTGGAAAACATAATTTTTGGGATATTCATCAAAATTTTTTAAAGAATTATAAAGAAAATAAATTAGATTTTGCCACTGATAAAATTAATTTAAATTAATTTGCGTTGACATCATATTTATGATGATTACATTATTGAAACATTTAACGGAGAAATATACATGGCACAGACACAAACGATGACGGTTTCTGATTTTAATATGCAAAAATTGGGCACAAAGGCTTTATCGGAGCATATGGCTGCTGCAATTCAAGTAGATGGAACAATTGCAGTTTTCGGTCGTAGAGGAACTGGCAAGACAGAAATTGCTAAACAGCAAATTAAAAAAGCTGATATGCGTGAAGTTTATCTGAACTTATCTGTACTTGAACGAGTTGACATGGGTGGTTATCCTAATGTTATGGGTAATCATTCAGATAGTAGTTTTATTGAGTTTATGCTGCCTGCATTCTATCGACCAATGGTTGAAGGAAAAGAAGGAGTCGTTGCTCTATTAGATGAAGTAGATAAGGCAGACCCAAGTCTTTGGGCACCTTTACTTGAGTTTAATCAATTTCGTTCTATTAAAGGTCATAGTCTGCCTAATCTTAGAGCTGTTATTATGACTGGTAACTTAATTTCAGAAGGTGGAGCTAGACCTAGTTTGCCTCTTTTGGATAGATCTGAAAAGTATTTGGTTGAAGCTGATGCATCTTCTTGGCTAGAATGGGCGGGTAAAACAGGACGAATTCATCCTTCTATTACTGCTTATATTACGGACCATCCAAAAGATTTGTTTGGTGCTGTAGATCCTGATGAACGATATGCAGATCCTTCTCCTAGAGGTTGGGCTCGTGCTTCTGAAATCTTGTTCAAGGGTGAAAGTCATGGATGGAATACAACTCTATTGAATCATAAAGTATCAGGTTGTGTTGGTAAAGATGCTGGTATTAAATACTCTAATTACTATGAGCATTATCAACAATTGCTTCCTATGATCGAAGATCTTTATAATGGAAAAGATATTAAATCTCGTTATGCGCCACTTGAACCAACTAAAAAATTAGTTGCTTGTATGATCACTTGCGCTCGATTAGCTACACAATTAGACAATTCGGATATTGATAATCCTCCTCAATCTATCAAGTATGTTGGAAGATTCCTTCGAGATGTTTCGTATGAAAATACTTTGGTTGCTGTTCGTAGTCAAATTCAAATTTCTCGTCTAGTTCAATTTAATTTGGATGAGCATCCTGATTGGGAAGAAGTTCTTAATAGAATTAATAAATCAGTAGATGACTAATATTAACTAACCAAGATTTACTATCGGAGATTATATGAAATTTTCTAGAGAAATAGGAAAAATAGACGAAAAGCTTGTTGCTAAAGCTGAAGAGAAATTATCTCAAGTATTTCTTGAGTTAGGTACGAGATATGATAATGAACATGTTGGTACAGGTATGGGAGGAGATCCATTAATCTTTGGATTGATGTATCCTATCGACCATATCTGTACGCAAAACATTCCTACAGCAGCAACAGATGGTAAAAGATATTATTGGAATCCAAAATTTGTAATTAAAACAAGTAGAAAAGGACTTCGTATTATCTGTAGTCATGAAGCTTGGCACGCAATTTATTTACATCCACAACGCAGAGGTTCTCGTATTCCTAAATTATGGAACATTGCTGTTGACTACATTGTTAATGGTACATGCATGGAAGATCTTAAAGCTCGTAAATTAGATCCTCATGATGTATTTACTAAAGAAGTTGGTAGATACATGCCATTAAATACTTACGCTGAATTACTTAAAGATCCTTTCCATCCACCAAAAGGCTTTGAAGATTTGCAAATGGGTGGTGCTGGTGATGATCCTCATATTAGTCTTCCTAAAGCTAACGAAGATCGAGAGCTAACTCCTCAAGAGCAAAAAGAATTAGAGCGAAGAGAAAAGGCTGTTAGATTTTATTATGCTGACCCTGCCTTAACAGAAGAAATGAAAAGTCCTGAAAGAATTTATGATTTCTTATATAATCTTCTACCAAAATGTCCAAAATGCGGAAGTGTTGGCAAATATAAGAAGCCAAACAAATCAGGTAAAGATAAGGACAAAAACAAAGGTAATGGAGATAAAGAAGACGATCAGAAAGATCCAGGTAATGGTTCTGATGGAAAATGTCCTGAATGTGGTGGTGAGCTAGATATTTTTGGTTTTGGAGCTACTCTTGATGACCATATGGACACAGAAGAGACTGAAGAGAAACTTGCTAAAAGAATTTCAGATGCTATGGAAGCTGCTCGTAAAATGGCAGGTCATGTTCCATCTGCATTAGAAGATGAATTAGGTAAGTTAACTGCTCCTAAAATTACTTGGCAAGATATTATTAGAACTAGAATTCTCAAAGCTAGAGCTGGTAATGGTCGTAATGATTGGACTAGATTTAGAACTCGTCCTATGTTCGCTGGACTTTTAGTCCCAAAACGCAAAAACTATTTTGCTAGCTTTGGTTGCTTATTAGATACCAGTGGTTCTATGAGTGTTGAAGATATGGCATTTGGTTTATCACAGCTTTGTGCATTAGACGAGAGATCTGAAGGTACAATCGTTCCAGCGGACGCTCAAATCTATTGGGATAAAGCTACTAAAATTAAGAAGGCTAATGCTGAAGAGCTAACGAAAGTAAAAGTAGTTGGTCGTGGCGGAACAATGTTTTCTAATTTCTTTGATGATTATGAAAAAGAAATTGGTTATTGTGACTTCTTAATTGTAATTACAGACGGATTCTTATTAGATTCAGATGTTGCTAGTATGAAGAATCCAGGTAAAGATGTCATTTGGTTAATTACTAGTGGCAGTGCATTTAAAGCACCATTTGGTAGAACTTTTGATTTAAGAAGTTCATAAGGAATTAATCATGGGCGTTGATTATTATGAATGTCATAAATGTGGTCGTGGTTTTAGAGATGACAGTGATTATTGTATATATTGTGGGTGTGGTGCACATTTCTGTAATGACATATGTGCACAGCCTAAATATGAAACAGTTGAAGAAACTGATGATGATGATTCATATGAAGAATGCGTAAGCTGTGTTATTTGTAGAAATCAACATTGCACAGATTACGCATTACTTCAATTCTTATTAGAACATTTTTCTTTAACTAAAGATAAAGCATTGGAAATGTATTTCGAAAAGAATAAACCAGAGACAAAATAATTATGGACATTACAAAGTTAGCTATTTTTGGTGGAATATTATTTATTCTAACAATTGTTCATTTTGTGGTTGATTGGATTTTTCAAT